GGTATGCGTCCGTCGGGTTTAACGCCCTGACGGCGGGCTTAGTTAAAAGGGATATCGTCGTCGATATCGTCTACGGGTTGCGCGGGTGCGGCGGGAGCCTGACGGCCCGGAGGGGCGGGCGGGGTGGTCGTCTGTGCCTTGCGTTTGTCTGCCAGCGGTTTGTTGGCGATATAGGCCATGACTTTGCCCAGTTGTACGGGCTGGGTTTCCGACCGCATGATTTCGCCTGCGGTCAGTTCGGTGTCCGCTTCAAACACGCTGTACAGGTGCGGGGACGGGTTGTCCCGTCCGTCTTCATGCACCATTTGGACGACGATTCCGAGCGGTTTGCCGTGCATGGCGACGAAGCAGTCGCGGGATACGTACTCTTCCCGCTGCGTGTCGCGGTTGTATTCTTTGATTTGGGCGGGTACGGCGTTGCCGCTGTCGTGCATCCGCAGGCAGGCGAGTATCGCGCTGACGGTACGCAGGCCGCTTTCGTTCTGTACGCCGTTGCCGTAGCTGGTGTTGATGAAAAAGGTTGCCTTGCGCTTTTGTTCGTCGATGACGGACAGTTTCAGGTTTTCGCTGCGCCCGTTGTTGTTTTGGCCGATGTGCAGGACGGCCGATTCGATGACGGTTTTGTATTTGCCCGCCTCGTTGATGTAGCCGCCGCGTTGGTCGTATGCGATGGCGTCTTGTTTATTGAGTTTGTACATTTGCTGTTTCCTTTTCGGTTGTGATGCCGTAGTAGGTGCGGATTGCGTCGTCTACGGCGGATAAATCGTTGTCTACGGTGTCGGCATCAAACAGCCCCATCGGGCTTTTGACGGTGTCGCTGCCGCTGTTTTGCGTGTGGAAAACATATTTGCCGCCGGACGCTTCGGTTTTGAGTACGATGGTAAACAGGCCTTCGAGCGTGATTTTTTCGTCCAGCAGTTTGCCTATGGTCTTGGCTTTTGTTTTGCCGAAGTCGTCGGTTTGGGTATGCGACAGGATGTAGACGCGCTTGTTGTCGGGCAGGTTGGCGGCAGCCTGTAAAATGTCCCATGCGTGGCGGGCGATTTTGTTGAACTTCATGAATTGTTCGTTGCCTTTTGCCTCGGCGGTTACGCCGCGCATAAATTCGTTCGCCATGATGTACTGGAAGTCGTCTATCACGATGATGTCTTTTTTGATTTTCGGCAGGATGGCGCAGATTTGCGCGGAATCGTCGGTAACGTAGATGTTTCCCGGGTTGCCGGTGGCTTTTAACGCCCCGCCTTCATCTTGTTCCGCCGATACGGCCCATCCCTGCGGCTTGAAGGGAAGAGGCTTTCTGACAACCTGTATCAGTGCCGTGTCTTCGGGCTTCAGGTTCCGCATCGAAGCGGTCTTTCCCGTGCCGCTTTCGCCCAATATAAAAGTCGTTACGCTCATTTTTTGTTTCCTTTTTGTGCAATTCCTGCATGACTTGGCAATAAAACATCATCTCGTCCATGTTTGCCCCTTATCATGGGTATTTGTGCCAGTAGGCGGGTTTTAAAATTTCGGGCACGGGCGGAAATTTGTTTACTTCGCTCGGTGTGAGGTATTTTTCCGCCTTGCATTTGTAGTAGTACCTTTTCTGCCGCTCCGCGCATGTTTGGCATCGTTTTTGCCTGAAGCCGTTTTTCTGTAGGGCGAAATCGTTTTCCGGCTTTGCCTTTTTGCAGGCGGGGCAGGTAATGGTTCGGGGCATGGCTTACTCATCCTCTATATTGCCTTGCGCTTCTCCCAGTCGGCTGCGGGCGACCTCTATTAACAATTCGTACTCGCGTTTGGTTTTTTCGTCGTGTACTTTTGCAGATTTGTCTAAAAACTCTTCCACGCTGCCGGTGAGACAACCGCGTGTGGCTATCAGGCCGTTTTTACCGCAATAAACTGTCAAAGTGCCGTTTTCAGTGCCGACGTTGGAAAACCACACAACGGAATGTCTGTTGAGTACCTGTGCGTTGCCCGCTACCTGTGCGTTGCCGTATACACATGCGTTGCCGTATACCTGTGCGTTGCCGTATACCTGTGCGTTGCCTGATACCCATACGTTGCCGTATACCTGTGCGTCGCCGTATACACATGCGTCGCCCGATACCCGTGCGTCGCCCGATACACATGCGTTGCCGTATACCCATGCGTCGCCGTATACACATGCGTTGCCGTATACCCATGCGTTGCCCGCTACCTGTGCGTCGCCTGATACACATGCGTTGCCTGATACCCGTGCGTCGCCGTATACCCGTGCGTCGTCCGATACCCGTACGTTGCCTGATACCCGTGCGTTGCCGTATACCCATGCGTCGTCCGATATCCTTGCGTCGCCTGATACACATGCGTTGCCGTATACCCATGCTTCGCCTTCGTGCGAGAGGTTTCTCTCGGACGCAATATAGCCGCCGACCTTCCCTTTTTTTACATTGTGAAAATCCTTTAATGCTCTGATTCGGTAAAGTTTACGGCCATCAAATTCTATAAATTCGTCTTTTAAAATTTCGTATTTCATCTTAGTCTCCAATAGGTTCATATGGCGGATGCCAATCGGTGCGGTCGGCTTCCTCAACCGTTTTTACTGCTTCAGCATCGCGGGCGGAGGCTTCGGCTTCTGCGGCGTTCATGCGGCGCATCCATGCGACTTCCGCTTCCACTTCCTGCCGCGTTTTTGCGGCGTCCCATGCGGGCGAAGGGGTTTTTGCGGGTTGTGCCTCGCTGCCGCCGTAGGCCGCAATGAGGAGCAGGGCGGCGGAAAAGGTTATCCAATTCAGTATGTTGCTCATTCGGTGTCTCCGTTTGAAGGCCGCACGTTTCCGCGCTTCTGTGCGGACGGAAACGGGCGGCTTGGGGTGTTCGGGGGATTTCGCGGGGCGCGCGGTCAGATGAAGCGGGCGTTGAGCCTTTGCAGTCTGTCGAGCGTGCCGCGGACGTGGGCGGCGCGGTCGGGTTCCAATGCGGGGAGGATGCGCCGCAGGGCTTGGACGTTGTGGCGCAGGAAGCCGCGGCTTTCTGCCCACAGGGTGTGCATGGTGGTGGCTTTGGGGTGGCCGAGTTGTTTGAGGGGGACGGCGACTTCGTCGAGCATTTCGAGTGCCCATGCGCCGTAGTAGACGGTTACGGCGAGGCGTTCGATGTCGAGGCCGTCGAGCAGGGGTTGCCTGTCGTCGGAAAGGGTCAGGGCGTGGACGTAGGCGACGGCTTCGGGCAGCTTTTCGGCGGGGATGTCTTCAATCGCGCCGACGTTGAAGCGTTGGTGTATCATGCCGTAGGCGGTGCTGTAGTCTATGCCTTTGCGTCCGACGAGTGCGGCGACGGCCTGCCGCAACGGTGTGCGGTCGTCGGCGGTGGTTTTGGCGGGGAGGCCGTCTGAAACTTGACCTTGGGCTTCGAGGAAGCAGCGGATGACTTTCAGGGCGAAGGCGGGGCTGATCCACATGCCGTAGGCGATGACCAGTTCTTTGCAGACGTAGGTGCCGCGGTTTTTACCACCGTGCACAACTTCAGCGGCGCGGCCGCCTTCGGCTTCGATTTCGGCGATCAGGTCTTGGGTTTGTTGATTGCGTAGCCAAAAGGCGGGCTTGTGGTTATCGTTTCCACCTGCCGCTTTATGCAAATCAGTTAAGTTGTAGAGGGTGTCGGAAATTTGGCGGATGGCCACGTTGGAAATTTGAATTTGGTTCATTGCGAACACTCCTGAACTTTTAGTTGGTGATTGCCACTTAGTAGGTGGCGGGCTTCAACTACCGAGTTCAGTCGGCGAGGCGTATTCCCCTTGCGGGTGTTGTATTCGGCCTTCTCGACCCGCCTTTGACTTTTTTCAAGTTGCAAATCTGCAACTTGGGAATAGAATCAATGGCTTGCTTTTTGCAATAGATACAAAAAAGCCGCATCTGACGGGTGCGATTTGAACCGCTGAACTTAAGTAGTGCGGCAATCATAACCGATGTGCGGGGGCGGTGCAAGTAAAAAGCCGCGCGGGACGGCTTGGCTTAGTCGGTGCGCCAGTGTTTGTTGATCCACTCGGCCTGCTGCGGGTTTCCGTAGCCGACGATGTCTTTTGTTCCGCTTGCTTCGACTATCAGCCAGGGGGTTGCCCGGGATGCTATCAGTATCAGGTCTTTTTGCAGTTCTTCTTTGCTGATGCCGGGGTTGTCGGTAACAGCCAACCAGGCGTTGGCTATCCAGTGCCAAACTTCCATTTTCTGTTCTTTAATCAGGTAGTCGGTAATGCTGTCGGCAACGGACGGGTTTACGGATTCGTTGGCGATGATGATGTATTTCTTTTTCATGGTCTTAAATCCGTTGGTTTGGTTGGTGTTCGATAACGTCCTGCTCTTGCAGTCCTGTGGATGTATCGCCGATTTGTCCGCGCTCTATTACCATTTTTTGGATGGTGTATTTTTCGCTGCGCAGGCAGTCGGGATTTTTTACGGCGAAATATGCGCCTAATCCCAAAATGAAAAGTATTACAAGAGAACACAAACCCAGCAGCAGGTAGGTTGCTGTGGTAACGCCTGCCAGTGCCACTGATGCCACTGCCGATCCGAGCAGGGGGACTAGCAGCCATAGGAAGGGGGTTAGTGCGGTGGATTTGGCGTTCATGCCGCCGATGTTGGAGTGACGGAACAGTTGCATTGCGGTTCGCCGTGAAAATAACGCTCTGATTTTATCAGGTGGGATTTTTGCGGGAAAGGGTTTCTGTGCCGTGTTGGCAATCAGTTTTCATCCATGTGGCCGGATTTGGCAAGAAATGCCTTAATGAGGCCGTCTGAAGCCTGCGCGGTGGAAATCGGCAAGGGCTGCAAGCGGCCTGTTAAGGTATCTCGCGGGCTTTTGTGTTTTGGGCATCCCGCTCTGCCTGCCCTGCAACCGTTGGGACGGTTTCCCCCAAAGCCTCCCGGCTTTGTCTTTGCCGCGTGTGCGGCAGCCCTAGGGCGGTTGCTACGTTTTCATGCTGTTAAAGATCGGTTCAAACATTTATGGGGCAGGGCGCGGATGGGGTGAGAGAAATGCCCCGTCCAGCCAGGGAATTAAAGCTGCCGCACCCTGTCCGATAAGTGTTTGTGTGGTTGCGTGCCGCGACGGAAAGGAGGCCGTCCGCACGCTGTTGAAGGTTTAATCAGGCTCTTTCCGCGCCCGTGGTATGCCCACTCTCCGACTAACGGCATACCATTGATGGACTATCATCATGTCTACTCAAAGCGGTATCGGTCTAAATACGGAGGGGTGGCGAATCCCCCTGTCTCTGCCTGCCGCCTGCGTCTTGCGGCACTCCCCCGCGCCCGGGGGTAGCATATTGCGCCTGTCTGCAATGCCGTATTTAGGCCGATGCCGCCTTATGCGGCCATCGCTGTTTTCATGGCTTGGTATTCCCGAAATGTCGGCATGGTGATGCCCAAATCCAGCGAACTTTCCATTTTCAGGTCGTAAATCTGATAGTTATGCACAAAATCGTTAAAGTCCGACTGGTCGGATTTTTCGTAATCCTCTTGGCCTAAGTCGTCGCACGTTACCCATGCTTTAATAATTTCTTCCCCGTAGTATTTCCTACGGCAGGCCGCCTCTTCTTTGTCGGCTTCTCTTTGCGCTTCCGCCGCGTCAGATTCCGCCTGTCTTCTTTCGTTATCTGCCATCGCCCGTGCGACGGCGGGGTTTTCGATGTAGGGGTTGTACATTTTTCGTCTCCTTCCGCCCCTTTCGGGGCGGGGTGTCTTATGCCTGCGCTTCTTTCCAGCATTTGATGCGGCTTCTTGCCGTTTCCAGGGCGGCGGCTTCGGCCTTTTGCCTTGAGTGGCCGAAATAGACGACCAAGTCGGAAGCCTGCTGCCCAAATTTTTCTTTTACAAACGCCTTAAACTCTTTCAGGTCTTTTTTGGTTTGTTCGGCTGTTTCTTTGATAAACCAGCCGCCGGTCACCATTACTTTTTCGCGCGGTGCGTTTGCTTTGCAGGTGTTTAATTCGGCATTCAGTATTTGCAGGGGGCTTTTCGTTTTCATTTCTGTTTCCTTGGTTGTTTTGTTTCGATGGGTGTATAGTACTATTGTACTTATTACATGTAAAGTACTTTTGTACTTTTATTTTGCCTTTAGTACTTTTGTATTGATTTTTAAAAGAAAAAAGTTTGAAAAAAACCGCCTTTTCGGGCGGCTGTGTCGGTTTTGTGTTGTTTTTAGGTTCGGCAGGCGTGAAAAAGGCCGTCTGAATATTCAGACGGCCTGAAATTTACACTTTGTGTAAATCGGTAATTTTACAAAGTTAGGCTAATCAGATACGCGCAGGATTGGTTTTAATTTGGTGGAATTACACCAGAATAAACTCTCGGGCGGCTTGAATCAGTTTTGAAATATCACTTTCTACTTCCATTGTGAATAACGATTTGTCTTTTATATTCCTACTCAGCAGCCAGTGCGTATGATCAATGGTGTTGTCGATGTTGGAACTGATTTCGGCGGGCATATCGTCAGGGCGGTAAACAAACAGGCCTGCCCCTTTTTCCTCTTTATTCCGTGAGTTGGAGGCTAATTCGATATCCTGCTTCGCCAAAAGGAGGTGAAGGTCTGCGGGCATGGATTTTTGATAGTCGGTTGAGACGAAAGAGGCGAAACGTATCGGCCCGCCCGCTATATCCGGTTCGGTCCAAAGTTGGAGATGAGGCAGCGCGGCCGTCCTTCCGGAGTCTGTCGGGATAATGATTGGGTTCTTTTCGTCATGCCAAACCCGGTCAGTGAATTTGGTGTCCGCTTCCCGAAAAGACATGAATACTTTGTGGCGCAACCGTTCGGTGCTGATATTTCGTTTTTGGCCTTCGCTTTTCTTCCGGCACATCAAATCAAGCGGCACCATGCTTGCATATATGCGGTCCAGTATCTCTTGTACATTGTCTCCGGCGGCAAATTGCGGTTTCCCAATCTTTACCTGCGGCGAGATTTGGACGGACAAATCGTTTCGGCTTTGGAGGTGTTTGCCGATCAGGTTTAACAGGAAGCTGAAATTTTCCCTGCCGTTCGAACCGTATAACGCCTCGAACGGTGCGGCATTCGGCAGTAATCTGACATGGACTTTCCGACGGTACAGTACGGCGATGCCGACATTTAAAAGTTCGCCGGATGCCAAATCAGGCATGATGCGGATCACCGCCCATTTTACCTTTACGGCAGGTTTAGCCGTCGGTACGGACAGCCCGGACAATATGGACAATGTGTCGGTTAGACCAGCAGTTGGAATCTCCGTTGGAGCAGACATGGTGTTTCCTTCGTCCTATCGCTTAAAAACTGCTTGAACTGGTTAAATTCAGGCTCTGTAAGCAGCTTATTTAACCAAAAATAAAGCTCACCTTCAATTGTTTTGAATTTTTCACCGTGCCGTTCAGAAGAAAAAATAGCTTCGCTATGTAGGGCTTCTTTATTTGGCTCTTTTGTTTTTTGGCTTCTTATCGTGCTTTTCCAACGCACGTTTAGTCTGCTTGATACCGGTACGGACTTGATTGATTTTTTCATCAGAAAGTTTCAAGTCTTCAGGCCGTGTGCCGGAGGTTTGTATCATCACATTGCGGACGCTCCTCCCTACTTCCTCCGCAGCTCGTTCCAAAGGTTTTTGACCGTGTATGTTTTGGTTTCGTATTTTGGCTTCTGTTTGGGTAATTCGGAATGTATTGGCCGCCAATTCTTCGGGATTCATTAAATCCAATAACGACCCTTTGAAATCACCTACACCCTTGTAGTTTTTTAGCTTGCTTACATTCATGTTATACAGCCCGCGATATCCGGCATTTTGAAACAAGCCGTACTCTTCAACACCGTGTTTGTGCGCCACATGATTTAATGTTTTTTCACGGTCTGATATATCGCCGCGCAAGTAAACCCTGTTTACATCGTCGGCATTGCGAAATACAGCATCTATCTCTTCGGCTAATTTGGCAAAATAGGCTTGAGCGGCTGCCACCTTCGGATTGCTGATGTTGCCGTTCATAACAGTCAGATAGCAAGCAAAGCGTGTCATTTTGATGTCATTCTCGCAATTTGGAGATGCCGCTTGGATGAAGTTTTCAGCAATCGGAATTTTCAGTTGGAAACAGACTGCATGAGCCCTATTGATGGCGTTATCGACGGCCTTCATGTTGTCATAGCCTAGCATCATGGCAAGGTCGGAAGCATACCAAAAGGTTTGGTCTCCATTGTTGGCAAAGTCGTCAAATTTAGACGTGGAGTTTTCGTTGAAAACGGCAAGCTGTCTGCTCATATCACACTGAAATTTTGTCATAAAATATTCCTAATTATATCATAATTTATTGAATTATATAAAAAATAATTTCTAATTTGTATCTCTCAATCCAACACGCTCCACCAGAAGACGCGGCCGATGACCTCTATGTCTTCCAGCCCCGCTTCTTCGTCCTCGTAGGCCGGATTGTGGCTTTTGATTTTGACACGCCCGCCCGGCAGGCGGCTGAGGTATTTGACGCGGAACAGGTCGCCGTGGCGGAAGGCGTAGATTTTGCCGTCGCGTATGGTCTTCTCGCCCGCATCTACGGCTATGGCGGCATCTTCGGCTATGCGCTCCTCCATGCTGTCGCCGGTCAGGGTGCAGCAAAACACGTTGTCGGGACTGATGCTTTTGCGCCGCAGGGTTGCCCTGCCGAACGGCAGGCGGAAGCCGTTGTAGTCGGGGGTTTCGAACGCGCCTGCGCCGCCGCACAATGCCTGCTCCTTCATGTAGGGGGCCA